CCGCCTGCTTGTTGTAACCCTGTATTGTCAATCTTCCCTTTTTCGTCAATATATTTTTTTTCAAACGCTTTTCTTGATTTATTGTACCACTCGTCTATTTTAAGCATGGCATAAGCTTTTTTTTGTTTGTTTTTGATTTCTTCATAGTCTATACTTTGTATTTTCTCTAACCTTTTTTGTTCTTCTTGTATTATTTTTTGGGTTATATCATTTTGAAACTTTTTAACAAACTCTTTTGTTTTTTCCTGTGCGTTTTTAACCGATTCAAAGATTTTGCTTGATTTCCCTGCAATATATTGAGATGTATCACCTATTGATCCCATAGTTTTATCTAAAAGATCGGATTGTTTCCTAGTTTCCTTGACTTTCTCAAAAAATATACCTAAATACTTATTTGCGCTTTCAAACATCTTATTTGATTTTTTAACTACAAAGTCAACTGTATCACCCACCACACTCATAGCCTTGTTAATAATCTTAATTTGGCTTGTTATCCTTTTTAATGTCTCGAAAAAAACTTCTAAGTAAATATTTATATTAGATATATGTTCAACGGATTTAAACATTATATTACCTAACGTTTCAGTTGTTCTTGTGGCAGTGTTAATTTTGTCTATTAGTTGTCCAACCCCTAGAGTTAAACGAGAAAACCCACGACTCATATTCATAGGAAGATCTTGAGCCCTTTTATTAATTTGATCCGTCTGACTTATCAACGCATCAAACACGTCTTTAGACGTTAGTTTCCCCTCTTTTTTTAGTTTTATTAGTTCACCCGTAGTAATCCCCATACCATCGGCCATATATTGAGCAATGGCAGGGATCCCCTCTAGAACACTCTGAAACTCTTGCGCTTGAAACGTCCCAGAAATTAAACCCTGGGAAAATTGCAACATTGCACTATTCATCTGCCCAACATCGGAATTACTGATCACACCAAGTTGAGTCATAGCTTTTGTTAGTTGAACCATTTCACCAGTGGTCGCCCCCACCGTATCTTTAGCAAAAAGCATTTTTTGGAATCCGCCCGCTGTTGCTTGTATTGAGTTCCCTGTTGCTTCGCTAATTTTTTGTAACTCGGAAAAAACTGCTTTACTCCCTTCAACGTCCCCGATCATTGCATTTATTCGGTTTTTAAGCATTTGGAAACTATCCCCAGTTTTAAGAATCCGTCTCGCCGTTTCCGCTGCGATTATACCCTTGATAGACCTACTTAAGGTAATTGCCGATCGAGTTGCATTAGCAAAAGACTTCTTACTTTTTGTTTCAAAATTTTTAACGTCTTTATTCGCCTTGTTTAAACCTGTTGTATTAACACCAAGTCGATAGAATATACTCCCTAAATTCACAGTCATCTAAACTTATTCCTTGATTTTGCTTTTGCTTCCGCTTCTTTCATTGCACGATCTTGCATTTTTGCTTTGATATCAAAATAAGCGATCCATTCCATAACCTCATTATAAGGCATTTGAGTTTCTAATTCAAAAACTGTTTTACCTAACTTTTCAGCTAGACTAAAAAGATTATACCTTTGAGTTAATTCGTAAGTGTTAGTTTCTGGGTTTAATTGTTCTAGTTTTTTTTTGCTTCATCAAAAGTTATATCATGTAAAGATGAAATTTCAGAAAATAAAATGTCAACATATCCACCAGATACACAATTTTTTAAAGTTTCTTTATCGGTTTCATCGTATATTTTTTCGTTCGTATTAGGTACATAACAACTAAATATAATAGAATTAATTTGGTATTCAATATAATCTACTTGATTAGTTTTCTTATTTAACGATTTACTTGTCAACATGTTTCGATCCGCTACACTTAATTGCTTTATTTCAATTTCAATACCTTGGATTTTAACTATTCGTGATCCAAAATCTTGAGCCAAGCCTAACGTTGCTTTTCTTATATCATCTCTCGTAATTTTTGTCATTGCTCTTTTTTCTCCTCTCTTAATTTTTTTTAGTTTCTACTAAATGTTTTTCCTTCATCATCATCGCCTGATAAATCAAACGTTAATGTATCCTCAATTAAAGAATTAACATCAACGGTTTGATCTTTACCACTTAAAATAAACCACCCTCTATATACCTTGGTTGATACAGGTGAAAACTCTACTACTAAAGGGTTTCCGCTATTTAATATAGTCACAAAATCACCGCTTAAATCATCAAAACGGCTTACGGTGATATTAACGTCTTTTATTCCTAACTCTTTTGTTTCAAAACCTACATTACTTTGATCTGTTGAAGTGAAAAGCTGGTTCGTTCTGTTCATTGTTGCCTCATACCCCCCAGCAATTAACGCCGTGGGTAAATAATCACCATCAACAGTAATGCTTCCAGTTTTTGACGTTGCAAACGTGACTTTACCAAAAAGATAATCAATGTTTGATATGTCACTTGAAGATATTTCCACAGAATCCTCATAAAATGTAAATGCGCTTAATCTGTTCCACACTTGCTTAGAATCTGTATCAATTTGATATGTATTACCAGTGATTACCGTCATAGCCTCCCCAGTGAATGACGTACTAGTTCCCGATTTTCTAAACTTAGCTTGGTAGCCTACCGTTCCAGTCATTTACGTTATGCGTCGTCTGCTGTTACAGCACCGTTGCCTTGAAAACTAACACTTACCGATATTTTATCGCTAACTGGGCTTGATATTGAAAAGTTTTCAACTAAAACAGGTACTTTATATCCGTTTCCTGCCACGTTATCTGGCAAGAATTTAACATACATTGTATCGCCGTTCTCGTAGGCTGTTTCAATTACGCCTAAGGCTGTATCACTTGCCGACCAGTTTGCCTCTGTTGACAATGCCGTATCTGCCAAACCTGCTAAACGTTGCTGAAATCCTGAATTTGTTGTATCTGTAACATCTAAAATGTTTCTTGTTCTGTTAAATGATCCATCTGTCGCTGGTACCTCGCTATAAGTTCCATTGCTTGTGGCACTTACTGAAATTGTAAAATTATACCCTGCTGTCGCCATTTTAAAAACCTCGCTTTTTTATATTTCAATATTAAAACAAAAAAATTAAAAAATCAAATTATTTTATTGCCTGTGTTGGCCATCATCAGAAGGCTCAACAATTAAACGTAAATTAAAACCACACACAAAATTATCATTTTCAACAATCCCAATATCAAAAATTGACGTTTTTGCAAAAATACCAGTGTATTTAGTTGTGTTTTTAGTGAAAGCATCTTTCCCAACTAAGGCATTGAAAACCGTTAAAGCATTATTATACGCTGTTTCGTACGTTGTCGCTCTTGATCTTACCTGAATTGACGGATAATCAATCCTAAACTTTGGATCTGGATCAGAATCACTGTAATTATATAACGTAATACACTCTATAGGCGTATCGGGTTCTTTTGATACAAATATATTAAGACTTACCCCTGAATCATTAATCAAGTAATCTCTTAAATCGTAACTAGCATTTTTCTGAGTCATACTTTTAACCTTGAGCTTATAATTTTTTTAATTGCTTCAATATTTCGAGAAATTCCACGTTCTAAAAACTTTGCCTCACCAACATTAAATCTACCATTTAAATTTTCGTGAACAGCTAAGGCATACTTGGCATTGTTTCCTATTTCAATAGCTATCCTTTTTTTGGGTGTTATCAAAAATGTTTTATAAAAACTATTTCTCAAATTACCAGTATCCTTTGGGGTAATCTGTATCGTTCTTTCTTTAATGTAGTCATAAGCCTTAGATAACCCTTGCTTAGTTACAGCCTCTTGGGTTTTTATAAAATCATTTAAATTTTTAACTAAATTATCACTTTTGTAACTCATAACATTATTTTATAGATTATATTGTCACCTTTCAAACTTTTCATTTTATTTACTTTCATCACTTGCTTAGCCCCTGCTTGACTTTTGGGTAATGTTTCGCTTGATTGACCTAAATACAACCATCCATTTACATCTATCTCTGTTTTAGTATAAACCACTGCACTACTGCGTAACTCTTGCCCTACATCAGCCGTAACATACAATTCTGATTTATCTTCCCATCTCACATTAATAGACTGTGATGTGTACGTTGAATAATTACCGTAAGCATCTAAGCCCCCACTACTTGCCCAATAAGTAGCCGTATCAAAATACTTAGTCATTTACGTTGATTACGCTTAACGATACTTTTTTACCACCTAACCCCTGCATCGTTCCAGTACTATCTAACATTAATACCATTTGCCCAAATTGTGAAAATTCTAAACCTTTACCAAAACCCCCAGCGTATGTATCAGTTGCATCGCCTAGTTTTTGGGTCTTTAATTGCCTTTCATCATTATGTAACGTCAATAAATGAGCTGTTAAATACTTTTCAATTTGTGTTAATTCATCATCACTTAAACCACTGTTACCAAGATATTTAGTGACTAATAAGTTAGCAGTGTCAATGAACGGCGTAGTATCCGTTACTGTATTTAAACTTATTATCTTTTTAACCTCGGTATCAGTGGTGCGTGCCATTTTTTAAACTTCCTCTTTTACTTCTTCTTGTATTTCTTCTTGTACTTCTTGTTTCTTTTTAACTTGTTTCTTTTTCGGCTTTTCTTCAACTTCAACTTTTGTAAGTTTGTTTTCAAAAATTGGTTTACTTGCTTCTTCTTCTGTTAGCTTGATAACAGAATTGCGAGGGAAATAATTTCCCTCGCTATCTGTATGATTACCGCTAATAATATAACTATATTTTTTAGCCATTATCTACTAACTACGCTCCTGATGCGTAACAAACTCCAGAATTACCATTAGAATCTGATTTAACAACTAAGGCCATAGCTCCTAGAACTGTGAAGTTAGAAATCATAGCATCTGTTTTTGGTTGCTCAAAGAATGTTAAATCTTGAGCCACTTTTAATTCGATTACATCGCTACGCATTTCTACTAACAACAATTCGCCATCAGCTAATCCAGTACCTAACTGAACTTTTCTTATTGGGGCATAAGCTTCAAAACGCTCTTTAAATGTCTTTTCCCCTTTAGTTGTGCTGTAATCTTGGTCAATGTAGCCCCAATTATCTGGTGATACATACAACACGCAAGAATTCTCTGCATAACCATAACCGTCATTCTGTAACTGCTGGATCATAGATTCAATGTTAGCTAACGGTGTTTCACTTCCACCGCCCCATGAATTAGA